AATAAGGACAGCACAATGGGTATGATAAAAAATAAGGTAGGTAGATGGGCAGAAGTACTACGGAAACGTAGAAATATGAATTCTACCATGCAGGAGTTACACAAGTTAACTGATGCTGAATTAAGAGATATTGGAATTAGTAGAGGGGATATTGATACTATCGCAAGAGGTGTCATTGATTTTCACAGAGAAGTTAGAGATTCACAAGGTAGTGATAATCTAAATACTTTTTATAGGAAGGAATAGATTATGTTTGGATTACCATTAGAATTAATAACTATGTTATTCTCTACTGTACTAGGTGGGGTTATGTCTATCTGGGGACAGAACAGTAAGAATAAAGCAGAACAACAGAAGTTGTTAATTGGCGCTACTAACTCTGCAAGAGAGTATGGATCGAAAGATAAACATTTTGCTTGGACACGTAGGATAATAGCGTTATCAGCTGTTGTATCTATTATTGTGTTACCTAAGTTGGTAGCCGTATGGTATCCGGAAGTACCTGTCTTTGTAGGTTATACAGAGGTACAAGGTGGTTTTTGGAATTTCTTATTTGGGCCTGAGAGTCAGATAGTATGGCAGTCAGCCCAGGGGTTTGTTATAACTCCGCTAGATACACACATTGTATCAGCTATAGTTGGATTATATTTTGGAGCGGGGTTTGCTAAATGAGTAAAAAAGAAGATGAATGGCATCTATCTAAAACAGTACCTATTACTTTAGTGATAGCTATTGTGTGTCAGACCATAGCTTTAGTGTGGTATATTTCTTCGTTAGATAATAACGTTAAGAACAATACACGAGAAATATTAAGACAAGAAGTTAGAATTGAAGGGTTAGAAAAGATCGTACAAACACAAGCTTTAACCCTAGCACGTATTGATGAAAATATAAAATCCATTAGATTAATGATGGAAGAAATGAAGAAGGAAGATAAATAGCTATGTCACGTAAATCTTATATATGTTTTTTACTAGGTATATTCTTGGCAGCAAGTTTAATATCAGCATGTAGCTCTATAGTACTAGAATACCCTTCTGTTTGCATTGATGATGATGCAGATTGCCAGAGGAATTTAAATGCAGAGACTCTTTCAAATATTGGGGAACAGGGGGCAGCACTTGAGCTGCTTAAAACTGATCCTGCTATGTCTGATGTTCTTACCGAGCCAACTACTATCGAATGATATAAATGGTGATTTTAGTAATAACTATGAAAACTCAGATGTAAATAGTAATAACGCTACTACTAATCAAACAACTAATAATAATGCAACAGGAGCAGGAGAACCTGCACCCGTTATGTCTGCAATAGCTCCAACTGTTATGGGTGGAGGAGGTAATGATAGTTGTTTATTACCGACAACCTCTGGATTACAAGTAAGTTTATTTGGTTACTCCCAGGGAACTATGACACAAGATCCATACTGCAATAGAAGAAAAAATGCTAGGCTGTTAGGTACACCACAACAAATAGGTGGTTTAGGTCTACAAGTATCTGCAATATCAGTTATTTGTGATGATCCAAATGTATTTAAAGCAATGATATTAGCATCTACTCCTTGCCCTATAATGGATGTTGTAACAGGCAAACTATTAATGGGCAAGAAGGCAGTAGACAAGTATAGAGATAATCCTACAGCATTTATAGTAGGGTACGAAGATAACAAGGCTTTTTGGGATAGCCTATTAAGGATTGGAGAGGATCTAACAGATGAAATCAATGAAACAAAAGTTGCTACTAACGGCGGGGACACTCGCTCTCTTAGTGAACGGTTCAGGACTACTCGCAGAATCACCCCCACCACCAGATTACACTCAGACGGGGGATCAGAAGATAGTATCACTGATTAACTCTATTAACGTTATAGATAACAGATTACAACTATCTTTAAACTTAGGTATTGGTGCTGTAGGCTATGCAGAAGTTGGTGGTGTTATAGTTGATGGTGCTTTAGATGGTGCTAAAGTAACTCAAGCAATGCTTGTAGCCTACGAAAACGCTAGAACTCAGGTTATGAATCATGACTATGCTACAGCAGAAAATGCGAACCAGTTATTTATTCAAGAACATACAGCTGCTATGAACAACTTAACTTTAGCAGTTGATGTGTTAGTTGATGCCACATCTATATTAATGACAGCTACTTCGGTTGCAGATACTGCTGCAGAAGCAGATACAAAACCAGAACAAGTAGCTTTACAAGAAATGATTGCTACAGATGAATATAGCTTAGATGCATCTGAAGTAGAAGATTATAACAATGCACTTGATGCAGTGGCTGAATACGCACAACAAGCAGGTGCTTTTATGTCAGCGGCTAACAATACAGAACTTACAACAAGTATTGATAACTATGCAAGTGCTAACAATATATTAGTAGGAACATACACAGCAATTACTTATACACAAAACGTAGACGAGTTTGTTATAACTTGGGGTGACTCAGGTTACGGTACAGGTTGGAACGGTTATCTTACAGACGATATGAAAGATGCTGATGACGTTTATGGTGCTGGTGCATACATACTGCAAAATGGTTCTGCTAACGCTAACATGTAGGAAACATTATGATTGAAGAAACAGAAGTTAAAGTAGGTGGATTCACATTTAAAGGGTGGTACATAGCTGCCGCCCTGCCAATACTAGGATCTCTTAGTGGCGGTATATATTACGGATATGATACACTTCAAAGATTCTATGCTGTGGAATCAGGTATAGAAACAGTTGTAAGCAAGTCAAATTCATTTGATAGCAAAGCAGGTGAGTTGAGCTCTAGAATACAAACAATAGAACAGGCGGTGGCAGACAATGATGTACGTGGACTTAATACGAGGTTGTCAACGATTAGCACACAGATGCAAACAATCTTGGAGCAACAGAAAGAGTTGCTTGACTTACGTAGTCAGGTTGAGAGATCGACTGGGATCACTGATAGTCTGGGCGATAAGCTTGACAAATACCAAACTGAAATAGATGACATATGGAAAGCATATGATTCATTAGTAGAGAACCCATTACAGTAAAGGAGATATATTATGGCAGCAAGACCAAATAAAGGGAAAGCTAAAGTAAAAGTTACTGCAAGCGGGAAAAGAGTTAGTTATGGACAAGCTGGTAAAGCTAAAGGTGGTGGTGCCAGAGTTAAACCTAGCAGTAAAAAAGGTGATGCTTACTGCGCTAGATCTCTTGGACAAAAGAAACGTTCACCGGCAGCAGCTAAGAATCCTAACAGCCCGTTAAATCTAAGTAGGAAAAGATGGAAATGTTCAGGAGCTAAATCGAGGAGATAACTATGGCAGTTAAGAAAACCAAGAAAGATGCTTGCTACAAAAAAGTAGCCAGAGCTATGCCTAAGAACTCTGCATACAGATCAGGACACATGGCTAAGTGTCGTAAGGTTGGTGCTAAGAACTACGGTAAAAGTAAGAGGAAATAATATGGCAGTACGTAAGACAGCTAAAGGTGCCTCTCTTAAAAAATGGTTTAAGGAAGACTGGCGTGATGTTAAAACAGGTAAACCTTGTGGTCGATCAGGTAAGAATGATAAGCGTAAAAGCTATCCTGCCTGCAGACCCAAGGCTGTAGCCTCCAAAGTAAAGAAATCCGATACTAAAAAGAAAACAGGACCTAAGGCAATAAGGTGGTCTGTTACTCCCTCTGGAAAGAAAAGGAAGAAATAATGTTATGTAGTAAGAAAAGCCCTATGATGTCTAAAAGAAAAAAGGCATTTAAACATTGCGCTAATTGTAAAACAAAAATGGCTTGCAAGAGAGCAGGTAAATGTGTAGGTAAAAAGAAATAGTTTATTACCACTAGGAAAAATTATGGACAGCAAAATGAAAGAAGAAAGAGCGCAGTTGGAAGCTCTTAGAGAGCTGAAGAGAAGAAAAAATTTAAATGATTACTCTGAAGACTTTGAAAAATTTTCTGAAGAACAAATAAGAATTATTACTAAAGACGCTACTAAAGGTTTTGTGCCATTTAAATTTAATGAAGCTCAAACTATTATTAACGAAGCTTTAGAGAAACAAAGAAAAGAAACAGGTAAAGTTAGAGCTATAATACTTAAGGCTAGACAACAGGGTATATCTACCTTTTGTGCTGGAAGAGTATTTTGGAAAACTTACTTTCAACAACATACCCGTTCTGTTGTGATGGCACATGATAGTGCTACCTCAGATTCTTTATTTAGCATGAGTAAAAACCTCATTAAGAATATGGAAAAAGGGTTACAACCTAAGTTAGAAAAAACAAACGCAAAAGAAATTTCAATTCAAACGCCGGCATACACTGATACAGATGCAGTTGGATCATACCGACTATATACAGCAGGTTCACCAGAGGCCGGAAGAGGAACTACACCTACTATACTACATGGATCAGAAGTTGCATTCTGGCAACATGATGCTAAGATACTTGCTGGACTATTCCAAGGTATATCACAATCAGATGGTACTGAAGTTATTATTGAATCAACAGCTAATGGTGCATCAGGTGAATTTTATAGGTTGTATCAAGCGGCAGCTGCAGGTGAGTCTGACTACATTGCTATCTTTATTCCATGGTTTAAAACAGTAGAGTATGAAAGAGAAGTACCTAATGAATTTGAATTAACTTTTGAAGAAAAAGATTATAAGGAAAAGTATGATCTTACAGACGAACAAATATATTGGAGACGATTAAAGATCGTTGAAGGTGGAGTAGATAAGTTTAGACAAGAGTATCCTGCCAATGCAGAAGAAGCCTTCTTGGTTTCAGGTGCATCAGTGTTTGACTCAGAGAAAATAAACTCATTTAAACCTACACCACCAATTGCATTGAGAGGCTACAATGAAGAACTAGGTTCTTTTGATGACAGCCCTAGAGGTAATCTAGAAATATGGATACCACCTGATTGGCAAGACAATTATATTATAGGGGCTGATGTTGCTCTTGGTGTTAAACAAGACTATAGTACAGCTATAGTTATGAACACTAAAGGTCACATTTGTGCTATGTATAGAGATAATACAGTAGACCCTACTCTTTATGGTGAACATTTATTTTATCTTGGTAGATATTTTAATAACGCACTGTTAGCAGTAGAATCTAATAGTATGGGCGTAGCTACATTACAGAGACTCAAACAGATGAGTTATGTTAATATGTATTATGAAACTAAAGCAGCTAGGTTAAGCTCAGAAGAAGGTCAAACTCCTGGATTTAGGATGACACACGGAAGTAAACCTAGAGTTATTGGTCAGTTAAAAAATGCTGTGGAAGAAGAAGATATTTGGATTCCTTCCAAAGTAATATTAGCTGAAATGAAAACATACATATCTACAACATCAGGTAAAACAGAAGCGTTACAAGGACATCATGACGATACTGTTATGGCATTAGCTATTACCTGGGAAGCTTATCGTACTAATATAGATAAACTGTCAAATCAAAAAGTCGATTGGAGACAAAAGAACTTTGTCAACAATAATAATGAGGATTGGATTTAATGGCTAAAACAAGTAAACAAATAGAAGAGATCCGAGAAAGAATGATGAAGGATCCACGCCAATCTAATTTTGCTAAACACATGATTAATCCAGAGACCCCTGAAGGTCAACAGAAAATAAAAAACTTTCAGGCAGCAGGAGTTAAAGCTTCAGCAGAGGCTCGTAGATTAAGGAAAGAACGTGACATAAGAATTAAAGAAAAAGCAGCTGAGATGGCTGAAACTTTGGAAGCTATTAATTCTGTAGCACAAGACCCTTTAGATATAATGAAGTTGCTTATGCATGAAGCAATGGAAGATGGAGATCGTGAAGAAGCATTTAAGATTGCTAAAGAACTAGGCGAATATAAAGCACCTAAGAAAACAAGAGTTGAATCTGTTACTACAGAAAGAACTAGTGCAGACTTAAGTGTAGAAGAGCTAGAAGAACTAGCACAACTTAAAAAAGATTTAGGAGGATAACAATGACTATATACAGACCTTCAAAAGGTGTTAAACAAAAGAATGGTAAAGTCTGGGACCCTACTAAGAAATCTAAGAATTCAGCTACTTATGGACGTGATAACGTTAAAGAACATAAAGAGCCAGAGCTTGTCCGTGCCCACCGTGAAGACTGGCGGAAGGAAGGTAAAGACGGACTATACAGTTGAACCTCATGCTGTCCTTTAGGTTTTCGGGGTACCTTTGGTTCAAAAACCCCGTACTATAGTATATACCCATATGGGTGCTAGATTGATAGGAGGCCTTATATGGGCAATTATATGACCGGTTATCTTGAGAAAGTAACCGACGAACAACTAATTAACTTGGTTGATACAGGTGTATCTAACTCAGCAGGAGACTTTTTAAACTCTTCTGAATTAGCTAACGACAGATTACAGTCTACTTATGAATACGCAGGTTTACCTGAAGGTCATTTAAGACCTAATGGTGTATCTAAGATAGTTTCATCAGATACAACAGAAACTATAGAAGCTTACTTAGCTTTAATATCAGAGTTAATGTTTAACAACAACCGCATAGCTAAATTTAAATCATGGTCAGCATCACCCAGCGCTATCGCAGCAGCTAATGATGCTTCAGATTTAGTTAACTATACTATATTTAAAAAGAATAATGGTTGGGAATTATTAAATACCTGGGTAAAGTCAGCTTTACTTTGGAAGAACTCAGTAATACGTTGGGACTTTGTTGAAGACAAATATACTGACTTTGAAGAGTACGAATCACTTACTGAAGAGGCTCTAGATCTTAAGCTATCCGATAAAGAAATAGAAGTAGTTGGCGAATTAAATTTTAATCCAGCTACTAATGCTTACGAAGATGTTAGGTTAAAAAGAACCTATGATATGTCTAGAGTTAAAATAGAAAATGTACCACCAGAAAATTTCTTAATATCAAGAGATGCAAGTGCTATTGATGATGCTAAGTTTGTTGGTGTACAAATAGAAATGTCTCGTTCAGATATAAGAAAGATGTATCCTGATATTGCAGATGAGGTTTCTGATTGGTCAGAATTACCTAGTGCAAGTGAAGATCATTCTAATTATTCTGAAGACGTAGCAGTACGTAAACGTGTAACAGGTCAAACATACTGGTCTGGCTCAGGTGCTGACGATGACTCAATGTTAGAAGCCAATATGAAAGTAGCTGTAACAGAGTGTTGGATTAAAGTAGATCGTGATGGAGATGGTATAGCAGAACTTAAACATATAATTGTTGCAGGCAGTAACATATTACATGAAGAAGACTGTAATTATATTCCACTAGCATCACTAAGTCCTTTCGAAATACCTTATGAATTTTTTGGTTTATCTATAGCAGATATGACAAGATCTACTACACTTACTTCTACTGCTATACTACGTGGTTTTGTAGAGAACACTTACTTAAGTAATTATTCACCTAAGTTAGCTGATCCAAATGTTGTAGACTTTTCTGCATTACAAAATATGAGACCTAAACAGATTATACCAACTAACGGTAATCCTGCAGGTGCAGTTACTGACTTACCACCAAGCACTATTAGTGCAGGTACAGTTCCTTTGTTACAACACTTACAAGT